GGCCCGCACCAATCCACACATAGATATTCGTAACAGCAGCCGACGCACGAAGCATAGCGCCGTGGTACTCGGTGCTTCCTGCCGAAGTCGTATTGCTCCCACCAACCGCTGAATTAAACGCTTTAACTAGATTGAGCGTCATTACCCCGGCCATGGGGTCGGAGGATTCTCGTGTGGCCTGAACCCATTTATCTGGATCGTTTGATGTAATGATTTTTGTTTCACCGTTTGCAATTGCTACGGCAGTCCCCGCCGTGCCTCCGGGAGCGACAAACTGTAAAGTATCCGCATCGGTTGCGGTCAGCGCAGCTTCCCCTTCCCCACAATCACCAGATACGCGATCAATTCTGATTTGTGGAATTTGGGACGTTTCGTCCGCAATCAAAACACCCAACCGACGCAGGGGGGTGTCCGCTCTGAATCCACCAAGACTATTCTCGGGATAGATTTGCGTTGCCGAGTCCGCAGAGGCTCCGGTCAGATATATTTCAAGTCCGTTAGGCACGAGCACGCACCTCGATATTCCCTGTTACTGAATTATAAGTTGCCAAAGCTTCTGGCGGATCTGGATTGCGAACCATCAGCGCAGTAATGGACAAAGCATGTCCCGTGTTTCCGTCCGCATCGACTGGACGCACACGAAATTGACTCACTGATTGATCATCCAAAACCGACGAATCGTATCGGTAGTACCCCGAATCGTTTTCGCGGATTGTGGTTTGTCTTGTCCACACGGAATTGATGTATCGATCAATTCTGTAATAAGAAGTCGCGGTATTCCCACGCCATTGAATCGAAAGAAATGGGGGGTATGTGATCTGTTCTGGATCGTTCGTATCTGTAGAATCCAGCACTTCAATCGCGGGAGGCTCATACTGCGAATCGCCTTCGATTACAAGTTCAGATTCGTTCAAATCTTCAACGAAAACTGCACCATCTTTGTACACGGTAAACGGAGCCGTGCCGATGAGATCAAAACGCCAGGACTGGGATCCTGCTTTTGATACGTTTGCTATTCTATCGATGTACATCATGAGAGATCGCCAAGTAATGTTGCGGATTCAAGAAATGTGAGGCATTCATGAATCTCACCAGGGTCAAAATCGTAGGAAATCCCAGGATTAAAAGCAGGGACAGGACGCCACGCATAATAATCGGCAGCGGCCCCGGTTAGCCCGTAATCCGCTAAAACATTTTCCAACGAAACATAGTATAAGATTTCGTCCAAATTGTCAGGAACAAACCCCGTCAAGGCTATGTCAGGGGAAAGCCCGTCCGTTGTAAAATGCAATCCGTCGGTTTCATAATAGAACCTAACCCATCGAAAAAATCCCACAGAATTATCGGAACAGATAAAATATCGCGCCAGCCGATCAACAGCCTCATGCAAATCAAAAATAGGCTTCCGTACAAAATCATAATCGACAAGGGCGTTGTTTTCAGGAACGGATGCTCCCGCGTCCGGTGTTCCTAGCGATACCCCGTCTAGCGTTCCTGCTTCGTTTTTCGTGTAACCTTCAAACTCTGTTTGATCTAGTTTGAAATCAGCTATTTCTATTGCTATAGGATGCCCCTCAACAGGAGTAGTGGCAAACGTCAGCATAACGACACGAATGACTCCTGCGGATACCTCCGCGAAATACGAGAAGCCGGGATTTGCACTAAACCAGAGAGAGTTAACAAACACTTCCCCTTGTCCAAAAGAACTTTCCGGCACTGCATCCAAAGAAAAAACGCCCCAGTTATAAATAGAAGTAACCTGCCCGGTAGGGATCATCTCGACGTATTTGGAGTTGACAACGATGGGTGCGCGATGCCCCACACTTGAACCAAAATCTAACGACAAAGGAACCCTTTTTACCAGCACTCCCGTTGATGTCCATTCATCCCAATTGTAAAAGTACGTATGGCCCACGTACCGTTCGACGTAGTAGACAAACACCAAATTCCCATTTTCTTTTATGGAGATATCCCGCCAGCGATGTAGTTCGAAGGAGTAGGTCGGCTCGGGTATAGAGAAATCTCCTAGAGTAAACTCTCTTTGCTTGTTTCCGAACACATCCCAAACACCAACCCAAGTATAAGATCCCCCTGTAAAAAGCCCTTCCCCGTGTCCCATAATCGCATAAATAAGCCCGTCCGGCCCTAACGCCGCATTGCCTGTCACAAATAATTCAGTTGGGGGAATCCCCCCGTTATATGCACCCGCCAAAAACTCTCTGACAAAATTTCCGTCAGTATCATAAATCTGGATAGCATTGCAGTAGGACCAGACAATAATAATATTATCAGAAGCATCTATCAGAATATTCCCCGGCCCTTTTGCCGGAGCACCGCTATACGCTGACGTGATTGTTTTAGTCCAGATCAACTCATAATCAGAACTAAACTTTTTCAAAACTCCTGTTGATGTGAGGATCAGACTTCCCGTTATGTACAGATTGCCCGCGCTATCCCAGACGGCCCCTCTGTTGCGATAATCCGTGGCCGTTACTCCATCCCACAAATCAACAAGAGGGATGGAATGCCTACTATCTTTATCGAGAAAAAACAACCCGTCCTCAAGCGCATTTGTCCTACGCATCAAAGAACAAATGTCTTTTGAATATGTAGGTTCTTCGCTATAGACATTGCTATTCATCAGAATATGACACCCAATAAGGAGGCTTCTGTGTCGTGTTCCCTGAAGTCTGGCCAGGTTGCGCCTCAATTAGAAGATTGTTCCCGCTTCGTCTGACATTAATTCCACGCCCGCCAGTAATTCGTTTCGCAAGCAAGCCGACTACCTTATTCAGCAATTCGCTTACAGCCCCATCCCCTTTGAAGACTCCCATGCCGATCATAACGGCAAAATCTCATTGAAGTCTCGACTAGGATAATAGACAACAATCTTCGTTCCAACATCTTCAACCAAACCGAACGCGGGTTTTCCGGTTCTGTCATCCACAAATGAGATTCTCGGCTGGTATCCATACGGGGAGTACGCAAGTTCAAAGGTGAATTTCCATTTGTAAGGCGTCGTGCTCAAATCATACGGAAACGCTTTCGCTTCAGTACACATCCACAGCCCAGCCGCCCCGCCAGCCCACGCGCGAGAATTCAACGCACCACGCCATCTGTGTAGGATTGCTAAGGGGTAGTCTACAGCAACGATTCCGGTCGCGATAGCCTCAAGCGTTGGGTCCATGATATTCATTACACCAGCTTGATCGTCTGTGCGCCCTTGTCGGTCTTCGTCTGGGTCATCCTCAGGCCAAGTGTGCTGTAGTGTAAGCGGTTCGCCATTTTTCACCTCAGTGGTGCTTTGTGTAAGCGCCGCACCAAATCGCAAAGTGAAGTTAGATTCGCTCGTTCCTCGGGGAGTATAAGACAGGCCGATTTCGACCGTTCGCGTATCGCCGGGAACAACTTTTGCGATTCGTTTTGACAGTTGCAGATTCTCCATGCCAACAGGAATGTCCCCGGCTTCTGGGACATCTTCTAACGCAAGTGCGGTGTTTAGAATTTGGTAATCTGTGATCGCAGCAACGTCAATTCCTGTAATTTTCAAGATTCGTTTCATTCCAATAATCGAACCGTCTTGCTCTTCGCAAGAAATTTCTTCTAGAATATCTGGATGAACTATCGCCATTATGGAGATACCTCCAGCGAGCCAAAACCAGCACCGCTTTCTCGACGCAAGACACCGAGGACTTGCTGAAGTATCGAGTTTGTTGTTTCGATTTGCGGATTTTTCATTCCCACATTATCTTTAGACAACGGAGCAGAAATCTGCGCTTGTTCCCCCGAAAATTCTCCCCGTCGAAAGGCGGCCCACTTCGCATGACCGGACAGCCGACCCTTCAAACCCTCCGCACCCTTCTCGATCAAATCATTCTGTCGTTTTGCACGCATTTCAGCCTGATTCAAAATTGCAGATGTCCCATCAGCATGGGTTCGTAAAAAATCATCCGCTTGTCGAGTTTGGAAATTCGTGAGGGATTTTTCGATTAGTTCTTTCATCGGGATTCGTGGAATTGTAACTTTGAGCGGTTCACGCCCCTTCTTTTCTTCGGCCTCCGCTTGTACCACAGCAGGTACTTTTGAGGTTATAGCCGCCGGTACTTTTGGGACTGCCGCATCCACAATTGCTTGCCGCTTCGCTAACGGTTCCATCACGGCTTTTGTAAATTTCCTTTGTTGATCCAGACCAAACAACGCAACACGATTCCCTTGCTTAAAACCAACATCTTGCTGTTCTTGTTGCTTCTTAATCGAGTCGGTCAGATCATCCGTCGCTTTGGTTTGCTCTTCAATTGTTTTGGTAACTTCGCCGCCAGACTTTACAGCGGCTTCCGCGCCTTTGTTCATCGCATTGTACACAAACTTCGGCCCTTCGATATGAGCGAAAGGCGCATTCTTGAGTTTTCTGAATATTGGGCCATGCATTGTTTTGAGTTCAAACTTTTCAAACGGTTTCTGAAGTTCTTTTAGCCCATCTGTCGCAATGTCCCCAAGCGTTTTGAATATGTCAGAAGTGCTGTTCGCCTCTTCAGCTCCAGCAAGAAATTGTTTGAAAAAGTTAAACGGAGTGAACGTGCCGCTTGTGAGACCAGCCCACATCGCCTTCGCCATCTCCGCACCAAGTTTGGCCCAGATAACCTGCATCTTTATTGCTGAATTCACAACAACTTTAATCAAATCCCACGAAAACAGCTTTGTGAACTGTTCCAGCACCCAAGTATTAAACGCCCCAAACATTTTAGCCCATGTGTTAAAAAGAGTTTCGGAAAGTGGGACAATATTGCGGAATGCCGTCTGTGTCAGTCTAACTAGATCATCAAGGACACTTCTCCAATGATACCGAATCCACTTAGTTCCAATTCCAATATTACCCGTGAACCATTTGAAAAGTACGGTCGCGTTGTGCCACACAGCCCGCCAATTATCTTGAATCCATTTTGTTAGGATCTGCAGGTTTACAGTGAAATTTGCAATAAATCCTTTTGCATACGCCCAAAAAAGCTGCATGGAACTTTTAGCAGAGTCCCACAATGCAGGTAGTTTGGAAACCCCAAACCCAATCAAAACAACCGCAGCGGCGATTCCAAGAAGTAATGGAACTATACCAAGACTTGCCAAAACCCCCCCTACAAAAATAAATGCACTCCCAACCGCTTTGATTACCGGAAGGGCTAAAGCAAACACAGTGGCGATTTTTGAAATTAGGATAAGGGCCGGTCCAAGTGCCGCAACAAAGGCAGTCGCACGAACGATGAAATCTTTTGTACTTTCATCCAGCTTCTTCCATTTATCCGTCAAACTGGCAATTTGTTCACCAAGTTTGATTATATACGGAGCGAGTTTTTCCCCAATTGACCGCGCAAGTTCCTGAATTCGATTCCAGGTGATTTTTAGCTGTGCGCTAAAAGACTTCAACTGCCTATTCGCCACTTCTTCTGTAGTTCCACCAGCCGAACGCAACGCCTTTTCATACTCTTTAATCCTGCCGGAGGTGCCGAGCAAAGACTGCAACGCAGCAACAGAACGTTCTTGAAAACCGAGCATTTGAAGTGTGGTTTTCTTTGCACGATCTGACATAGTGGAAAGTTTCTTTTCAATTTGCTCAATGATGATAGCCATCGGAAGCATTTTTCCACTGGAATCAAATACTGACAAATTAAACTTGTCCCATACTTCAGGAAACTTGATCGCTGTTCTCTGAAGATCTCGCAAGACGATAGAAAGTCTTTGCCCAGCAAGTTCCCCTTTAATCCCTTGGTCAGCAAACGCCGCCAACACAGCAACACCTTCTTCAACACTTTTGTTGACCATACGAAGGGACGCGCCCGCTTTTCTAGTCAGAGACTTTGAAAACTGCAAAACAGAGGCGTTCGCAAGTGTGTTCGCCTTCACCAAAACATCACTAACACGAACCATCCCCCGCATGTTCTGCACAGCATCTTTTGATTTCATACCAAGAGACGATTGGGCATCGGCAAGAAGTGAAGTCGCACTTGCCATATCAAACATACCGGCAACCGCAAATTTTTCCACTATTGGCAAAGCCTTAATGGACTGTACGGCGCTCAATCCAGCACTAGCAAGGAAGAAATACGCTTCAGCAAGTTTATCCGCAGATGTGATACTGTTTCTGGCGATAGACTTCGCAACCCCCTCCATCTCCTTACGCATACCAGCGGAAACGTTCTGCATGATCGCAAGGGATTGCGTCATTTTACTGTCAAAACTACCAAAGACTTTTGCTGCCGCTGCCCCAAACAAAACCAGAGGGGCCGTCAACGCCATTGTCATCATTGTTCCATAACGTCTAATCGTTCTAGACGCAGAAATGATATGAGCCTGTGCTTTGGTAAGCACGCTGTGGAATTGCGTGGCTGTCGCGGTGAGAGTGACAAATAGATTTCCGAGTTTCAAGTTGAACACTACGTCACCTGTCTTTCTTCTTTATTCCCAGCATCGAAAGCCACTTGCCCTTAGATTTCTTTGTGCGCTCCTCTTTGATATCTTCGTTGCTCTCGACGGTTTTTGTGTCTTTCTTCTCTGTGAAATTCAGAATGAAATCATTAGTGCTCACACTCTTCGGATCTTTTGCAATTGTCCTACGGATTTCCGCCGCGATTTGTGCCAGATAATAATTCTCGGGCTTGAATCGGTTCGCATCCGTTTTCAAATACTCAATCCACAAGAAGAAATGAGCGGTCGAAGTTTCCGCCATGACAGCAGCCAGCGACATATGTAGGTGAGATGCCAGCATCATCCATGCCAGCATCTCACCTTTTAGTCGTTTTTTGCTTCTTCAGCCTTCTTCTTCGCCGACCCTTCATCAAGGCCAGACATTTCAACTGCTTTGTTGTACAACTGAGTCAGCACACGAGCTGGAAAAGTCTGCAACGCATTAATCGAAACCAGTGTCTGTTCTTCGCCTTCCGTATTTGTCCAAAGACACTTTCCGAGCAACGAAGACTGAAATCCGTCAAACGTTTTCAGCCCCGTCACTTGACCATTCGTGTATTTCACACGATCCGCCATTTTGTTCAAATACGTGTCTCTTGGGCCACCGATCATTTCACGAAGAACGTAATTAGTAGCCGTGCCATCCTTGTCCGAAATTTCTACTGGAACTTCTTCCAGCGCGGACGAAAACCTCAGTACATTGTCATTCTCACTCATAGCAAAATTCCCCTTTTTGTTATTCCACCCTCGTTATGGATTAAGTTTCAACCGGAGCAACTTCCACGCCAGAATCATTCTGATTCGATGCGATGATCGTGATATCTGCCGTGGGCTGTTCGCCCTCTTTCATTGAGCCCGGCGTGAATTGATCAAGCCAGCCCCAGAACACAAGCGTTTCGGCGTTCGGGAACGTAATCGTAATCACCTGATTCACGTTGACCATGTCCACGATCTCATCGTACACAGCCGGGTCATAGGCAACGGTAAGAGATGCGTCGCCCAGAGTTTTCAGGCTCTTCGGCTGGCGCGTTCTCCATGCCGTGTTCCGCATGGTACTAGTATCATTCGCCCCACCACCCTCTACGCCGGGCGGTGTAAGCTCTTTCTCCTTCATCTGAACATCTGCGTCCTCTGCAAACGCAATCGTAGTCGAAAATCCATCATTGATAATACCCATTTTCTGAACTCCTTTATCTAGTCAAAACCACAACGAGAATCTAATCGTTATCGTACACAACACCCACACGCAAAGTGGCCGCAGCCGTATCAGATTGCGAAACAAAAACCTTTGTAATCGTATCCGCAAGAATCGGGTTTACAGTGTCATCATCTTCCGTCCATGTCCAAACAGACCCTGCACCAACCACTTGGCCGAGATCCTCGACGTTATCCGCCCCAGCAAAAACGAAAGTTGACCGCTTCGCTCCATACAAGGAAATGGCCACAACATTCGTTCCGAGTACACCCACGTCAAGCTCAGTTACAACGCAGACGGTAACCGCTGTATCCTGCGTGGGCATAGCATCGCCAATCGCAAGAGTAAACGGAACCGAATTCCCAGACACTGTTCCGATAGTTGCGTTTCTCGCTTGGCCACCGTCCCAATAAATATCCGCCCGAGCAGCCGTTGTAATTCCGTGGCTGCTACTTGTCATCGTGACAGTTCCTGCCGTGTCACTTGTTCGGGTGGTCAGCGAGCCAAGGTCACCCGCAGCAATACTCAAATCGTGAACGATTGCCGCGTCCCCGGTGAGCGTTCTACTCTCAGGAAAAGACACTCCACCAACTTTGATATTTTTTGAACTTGTCAAATTCACAGACATTCTTATACCTCCAAAATAGTTAGCATCGCGTTCACAGTGTGCAACTGCCTACGCCGCGTGCCATCTTCGTTTCCCAAAGCAATTGGCGGCCCTACAACCGATGCATTCTCAATCGTGTATTCTGTGTTGTCTATTGTGACCGATGCGCTGTCGAGTGCGTCAAGAGCTGTAATGATTGCATCCGCTTTTGCATAACCATCTGGATGATTCCCAGACCGAATCATCACCATTGTTCCGTAGTGAAAAATCGTTTTTCCACCACGCATGTAGCGCCCGTCTTTTGTCCCCGGCGAATCAAACACGGCGGCAGCGTCAGCTTCTATGTTTTTATCATCCGGCAAATTAGAAACGAACAGCGGCCAAATACTCGATGCCGTAGGATCTGTGAACAAATCCTGTGCAATCAAGTAGTGCGCTAAAACGTCTGCCGGAGAATGTGTCATTTTACTTTACTCGCCCCATCCTGAATGATTTTCAAAATCTCTTTTCGGAATTCTTTCGCTGGTCCTTCGAGAAACTTGGCCTGTTTTCCTTCAGCATGGCGTGCATTCAAATTCTCATGTACGTACACACCGTACTCTGTCGTGTAGCCAACAAGCCCAATGGTTTTAATACCTTTACCAACATGCCGCGAATACGCAGAGCCTTTCAAAACTCCCGTATCAATGGGAACAACCTTCATTGATTTTCTTTGCAGAAACAGAGCAGCTCTTTTGATGCCGGTTTCAATACCTTTGCCAACAAGAAGCTCAGACGCTGAAAGGTTTTTCAACACATTTTCCACACCTACTATTTTGGTAATCATTGCCATTATAAATAGCACGTCCTCAAGAATTCCGTCGCCTTGAAATTAGGAAGTTTCGCCAACGCCTTTACTTCGTATGCGTCATCATTTTCTTTCGGCTCATTCAAATGCTCTACCGTCGCAAGAGTGCCCAACCACAACACCCCGCCAACTACCAAATCTTCACCCACGTATACAACAGATTTTGACAGTAAGCGCGTGCCCAGTGCATCAACGTACTCTTCCTGCACATCTTCCCAACGTACATCGACTTCCCGGGCCGCACCAAACTGTGCATTCCCAAAACGATCCCGGCCCAAAAGAACCGGCCAGTACACCGCAGTCTGCCGAAGCATTGTAGTTATGATGCTCATACTACGGCCACATCTGTATGCAGACTTTCAAGTAAGCCGTACATACTTTCCGACTGAGAAACAACACAAACTCGCGGGTGCTTTTCCTGGATTTTCTCAACTTCTGCAATATCGCTCGTGACTCCGATTACAACAATTTCGGGATGTCTTCGATCAACACATTCCAACAAATCCATTCCAACACAGTCGCCGTCTTTCATATCCAAATCAATTGCGATACACGCACACGATCCAGACTTTCCAGCATCAATTTCTTTCCACGCTTTGTGCAACGATTCAAAACGGCGGTAAACTTTTTTGAACGTGTCTTCGACAATTCGACGCATAATTTCCGCACAAGTATCGTTAGCGCATATAACACAAAAAGTCCCTTGACTGATATGCAGTCTGGTTTTCCTGCCTTCGTCTAAAAACTTCTCAACGGCCTTAGTCATTTGCTCTCATCTCCCTGCTTTTAGCGTGGACAGCCGCCACGCCTCACACCGGCCCATCGCATCTTTTACAAGGGTTAACACTCCGGTACATTCTGTAATCACCGCAACGATCTCAGTATGATGGCTCTCGTTCAGTGTTTGAATGAGTGCGTCTTTTGCTTCAACTTTTCGATTAAAATCTGCATACAGCCTATAAATCGCATATCCAAGAAGAACCGCAACAGCCCAACCCCCATACGAATAAAGAAATTTCGCAACCTGTTCGACGAGTAGCATATGCTGCTCCTGCATTTTTAGTCATCCTCACTTCCCCACCATGTAATGGATACTGACTGCTTTTTCCCTTTCTCAATACGTTTGCTCAGGGCAGCAAGCCCACCCTTATGATCAAGAAGCATTGCCATTTGTCCGTAATGGGAAGTGGAGAGATTCAGAGCAACTTTGCTTTGATATTTCACACTAATCGATCCGGCCTTTTCCGATTCTGCTCTCGGATCTCTGATTGTGTAAACATGGGCCGCAAGCCACGTCTCAATTACTGTGAGTTGCGCATCCGTGTAGTCGTCGGTCGAACACGCTTCGTCTACTAACGCACTCGCGGCAGAAATGAACGGGGACACGTCCGTTATGTTTTTTGTGTCTACCGCAATGATTGCAGCAACGAGATCGGATGTGGTTCTAACTGCCATCAGACAATGCCTCCGCAGTTACGCCAAAATGCTCCTGCCAAGACATTTTTTGGAATGTTTGCATCTCAGAATCAGGATTAAGGTTCCAGATTCCAACACCAGAAAAATGCGTTTTCCAGTCAGCTTGCACTTGCCGCTCAAACCCATTAAGAAACCTTTTGTAGACTTTCTTGTTAGGCTTGTCGATTTGTTTATCATGCCAATTCGGTCGGCCTTGCTCGTCTAATTTCATATCGAACCCGAGCAAGTAGACATTCGCCGCGCCCAGCAATAGCGCAAGGTTCAACGCTACGGCCCCTGTGTTTCCATTCCAGCCCAAACCATCAGTATGGAGTCCCATCGGGTAGTTTTTGAGCGTATAGACCCAAGGAACAAAAAAGCCCCTGGCACAGGTGAACACCATGCCAGGGAACTTTTCCAATTCATCTTGGAATCTGTCAAACCAAGGAATATCACCAAAAACGCAAGCTCTACAAATATCATAGCCGAGCGTGAACGCCGAATTACATCCGATAGTGAATTTTCCTTTGAGTAGAGAATAGTCAAACGTGCGGAGCGAAGAGCCTCCACCAATCACATAAACGTCTTTCCCATTCCACAAAGGTTTCGGATTCCATTGAGGCATATCATTCTACTCCTCATGGTTGAGAATGTACGCCTGAATGAACGAATTCACAGCACGCTTAGTTTTCAGCGGCTTGTCCGAGATCGGAGAGGTAGGGTCTTCGGCTGCAAACACATGGAAGTATTTTGATTTTTGGAACACCAAAACCTTCCCAACTTTTGCAGCGGAAAAATCTTTGGTAACGTCGTCCCCGAATGACATTTCACTCTCGCCCGCATCGGAAACGCCTTCGTCAAGATCTTCTTCAACATCCGAAACAAAATACCGAAACTTGTTCTCAAAAATCTTTGTGAGATCCACCCCACATTCGACAACTTCGCCCTTTTTGTATGTCACGCCATGGTGATTATGTTCACCACCCAGAACAACATACTTTCGCATCGGAGCTTTGTGCTTTCCCATTATCGTTTCCCCTTTAGGTTATGCGGAGCAGGGGCTTGATTAGGGCCGAACTAATCAGCCCCTGCTACACGCTCAACATTGCGTCCCGCAGAGACGCAACCTACGCAACAGCACCGACCACGATGCCGGTTCTGGAATTCTGGTCCATTCGCAATTGCGGAACCATAATGGCCATGACTTTGAAATTCTGCATAAACCCGCCATCGGATTCCCACTGCACAGTAGTGATATCCATTCCAATCACTTCCCGCACAACGTCAGAGGTCATCTGAACCAGAATCATGTCATAGTCTTCGAGGTAATCCAGCGTCTTGACTGACTGAATGTCTCCGATTTTTTGGATACGTTCACGGAGCGTGTTGTCGCCCTTCGAGGTGGAATAATCATCATCCAAATACACGTCCCAACTCGGAGAGTTGTACAGCATCCACGGACCGTAATGGTAAGCCGCCTGAGATTGCGCACGCATCTGAAGGATTTCTTGGAGAATCGTCGCACCCGTCCAACCACTTGCCTCCGGGGAAGTAATAGTTTTAGACAATGCGTTCACATAATTCGCCAAACCGTAGATCGTTCCGCCACCAAACGTGTACGTCGAATTGACACCAACAGCAAGTTTCTCGATGGATTCAGCGACCTTACGCCCCGCCAATTCAGCGGTGGTCGTGTCCAACGGACTTCCGCCATTCCGAGACGCTTGCAATTGACGCAACGGAATCTGGAAATCCTTGTGAGTGATCGGCAAGGGCAGGTTCGTAAGCTCGAACACCGGGCGATCACTCTGGCTCTTAGTCAGCGCTTCCATTGAGATGTCAGCCGCCGTGATATCGCTTTGCGTTTCAGTTTGCAGAACCGTATGCCCCATCCCGTTCGGAATGGTGTACGTCAAACCCTTTGCACGCAAATCCGCAACGAATCCAAGCCGAGGCTGGGCCGCTTTCACAATCGCTTGATCCAGCATAAGCCAGTCATCTTTTCGCAGAGTGGTGGTTGCATTTTGAACGGGAACTGCAACTTCTTTCCCACCCTGATTTTGTGTGATGAAAGTTCTCCCATCAGCACCAAGATATGGCCGCAAACAACGTGTGTCGAAATCGCACTGCAAAAGCCGATTCGCAACGCTTCCGCTTGCCGCTCCATTTAGCACAAAATCTTCTGGCATTTTCATTCTCCTTACTTATTTTGCTGTGCCAAAACTGACATCGCGTTTACGTTGTTACGCCAACCGGACATCCATAAGCGTGTCCACAGCGCCACTTGTACTGAGATCAACCGCTTCCTGTGCCCAGCCAATGATCTGTTTCACAACACCCGCAGACGTTGCATCAGATTCCAATTTCAGAGTTCCGTCACCGGCAGAAATCAACCGACAACCAACCGTGGCTGTCTGTCCCGCCTTCAGGT